CTAATAACATAAATTTTAGTTCAGAATACTTTAACAATATTTTAACTCAGGTTTATAACTTTTAGTGTTTTTAATATAAAATTCAATTGGTATTCGTTCATCGCCGAATATTTGTAAATTCAATTTTTTAACATATATCTTATAAAATGTATTATCTTGATTATATGGAAAACAAAATGAATTTAAATCTAAATTATACTCTTTAAATTTACTTACCATTATATCAGTATCTTCTTTAATCTTATCAAATGAATAAACAGAATTCTTAAATAAAATATGATTATGTCCGTGTCCGCCTATTTCATAATACTTAGACAACTCCTGAATTTGACTTAATTTCATATAATTCTCAAAATTACCATTAAATGCTTTTTTATGAGCGTTACCACAATAAATTATTTGTTCTGATTGATTTATATTTTCAGGACAAATTATATTAGTAGATAGAAAAAATATCATTTTCTTATTAAATTTAGCAAAGTGTTTATGATTTAAATATTGAGTATATAAACAATCATCAAATGTTAATATATCAAATTCATCATAAACACTTTTATCTAAACTTAGAATTTCAGGTGTTATTTCGTGTATCATTAATACTTTAGGCAACTTAGACACGTGTTATAAACCTTTTTTATATATAATTTCAAATGGTTCAGCAAATCCTAAATTATATTTAGAGCCTATATATTTGTTGAAATTAATAATTAAATCTAAATGTGATTTAGGTATATAATCTTTATATAAATCAAGTAATTTATTTTTATAATTTAAATCTACTTTAATACCCAATGTTTCATTAAAATTTGCAATATTTAATGGTTCTACCATAAATTTTGCATATAATGTATTATCTGTTCTATTTGACCTAAAAACTATATCGCAAGCATTAGAAACTATTTTATGGTCTGAATGATTATCAAATTCAGAATGAGTAAATACACAATCATAATCTAAAATTAGACTAGCAGTTTTAATTTTATCTACTAATTCAGATTGTGATATTTTTTGTAATTCTAATGCTTTATAATTAAGATTTATATAATGATATTTGTTTAATAATTCTGATTTAGTTATATGTGAGCGTTCATCATCGCCACAAATAACTAATATTGTAGGATTATATTGTAATAGCGAAGAACACCCTAAAATTTCATCATCAAAGTGTGAAACAATAATTAATGGTTTCATTTATTAAATTCCTTTAGTTTATATTCATATATTTCTTTTAGAGATTGTCTTAAATCTTTAAATTTATATCTTTTGAGTCCGTCTATTTCTTTAATTTTTTGAATACTAGGCACTCTTGCTTGAACTTCAAATGTTTGATTAGAATAAACATCTTTAAAATCAATATATTTAATATTATCTGTTGGCTTATTTGCAATAGATAGCAATGTTTCAGCAAGTTTTTTAATTGTTATATCTTCATTATTGCCAATATTAAATATACCTGTTTCTTTATTTGATATTAATCTTGATACTATATTAACAAAATCTTCAACATCACAAAAAGTTCTAATTTGTGACCCATCATTATACACATTTACAGGCTCGCCATTGAGAATTTGATTAATCATAGTAGGAACACACATACCTTCAGTAGTTTGTCGCTTACCGATGATATTAAAGGGTCTTATGATGATATAATCTATATCAAGATTCTTAATTGCAAATTCTGTATTAATTTTTTCACTTGCATATGAACTTCTGTTTAATTGTTTTAATACACAATCGTCTTGTTCTTTTAAACATCTACCTTGAAAATATACTTCAGATGAACTTGCAAAAACTATCTTAAATTTAGGTTTAAGTTTATTTTGTTGTTTTAATTCTCTAATTTTATTTAATATATTAAAATTGATTAAATGTGAATTCCAAAAACTATTTTTATCTTCATCAACATTTTTTACACCCACTGAACTTGCAAAATGTATTAATACATCGGTATCTTGCATTGTTTCATCAAATAGTGCGTATTGTGATATATCAGTTAAATCTGCTATATAATCAGTAAATACAGAATCTACTCTATCAAATCCAACTACATTATGTCCGTCAAATTTAAGTTTTTGTAATAATTCAGAACCTAAAAATCCTGATGAACCTGTTATAATAAAATTCATTATTGCTCCCTTATTTTTATAATACTATATTAATATACAATAATTTATCTTAAATTAAGTTAAATTCATTTATAATCACCAAAAGAGTAAAAATATTCTATTAAGGAGTTTAAAATGAGTATCTATAAACCGATGAAAATTCTAATTTCAGGAACTCAATGTAGTGGCAAAACAACTTTATTAAGGGCTTTGCAAGAGCAACCTAAATTTAAAGATTTTGATTTTGTAATTGAAATGGTAAGAAATCTTACTAAAGAAGGTGTAAAGGTTAATGAAAAATCTGACGACGAATCGCAATTAAGAATATTAGACGCAACAATCAAACAACTACAAATTACAAAACCTACAATTTATGATAGAAGTATTTTAGACGTGTTTTGCTATTCAAGATATTTTAGAGAATTAGGACAAATGACTAATAAAACTCTTGAAATTGTTAAAGAGCAATTTAATAAACATATTGATGAATTTGACTATATTTTTATTACTAGACCTGAATTTGATGTTGTTCCTGACGGATTTAGAAGTATAGACACAAAATATAGAAATAGAATTAATGAAATATTTGATGAAATTATAAGAGAATATGGACTTATAACATTTGATTTAATAGGCACAACTGACGAAAGAGTTAATAAATTTTTAAGTATAGTTGAACTATAATTCAAAAAATCAAAAAATACAGGAGTTAATTATGGATATTTGTTTATCTTTAGTATCAGGAATACTTACAATATATTGTATAGAAGTTATATACACATCTTACAGAGATAAAAAGGTTGAAAATGGCAGAAACAACAACAATTCTAAAAAATGATTTATTTGAAGCATATTGGAATGACGCTGATAAACCTTTTGAATATTATGCAAGAGTAAAAAGAAACAATGAATCCATTAAACTTAAAATAAATGAAAAATTTGAGTATTATGAAGAATCTGCTTCAGGACAATTTAATTATCTATTAGATGATATAAAACTTCAAAAAACTAATTCTAAACCTAGTAAAGCATATGGCACACATAATCCAGGTCAAGTTTTCTTAAGAGATAATTTTTGGGATTTACAAAATGTTAGATATAACCTAGAGCCTGATATATGGTTCTTAGATATAGAAACAACATCTAATGCAAGAATTAATGCTGATGAAGCAAAAGAAACAATAGTTACTATTCAAATTTACGACCATAAAACAAGAAATATATTTATATTAGGATTAAGAGAATCAGGATTTGTTGAATTACAAGATTATTCTAAATATAATGTTAATTTAGTAAAATATCTATATTGCGATAATGAGAAACATTTATTAGAATCTTATTTTAAATTAATTAAAATATTAAAACCTTTAATTGTTTATGCTTTTAATGGAGCAAATTTCGACTATCCTTACTTATTTAAGCGTGCCATTAAAAATAATTTAGAACCTGAATTTAGTTGTTTTGGTAAATCAGAACTTAAAGAAAATTTTAATACAGATTTTAAATATTCTATACAAGCACCTGGAATTTTTTATATGGATTATCTTGAATTATATAAGAAATTTATTCGTGACCCTAGAAGTTCTTATTCTCTTGATTATATAACTAAAGTAGAATTAGGATATAATAAAATTAATCACGATTGTTTCAGTAACTTTAATGGATTTAGAACAGGTGAATCTTATATAATGCCTGATAGTCGTCCTACTGATGAATTTGAATCTAAAATGTATGACGCATATCTTGATAAAGATTATCAAAAAGCAAAATCAGTGGCATATAATCAATTTATTCATTATGCAATAATAGATGTTGTTTTATTAAATGATTTGGATGAAAAACTACAATTAACAAATGTAATAATATATCTTGCTTCTATTATGGCAGTTAATCTTGATGAAGCATTATCAACATTAAAACCCTGGTCTAATTTGATTAATAATTATTGTTATCAGAAAAATGTTATTTTGCCTAATAAAAAAGAAAATCCTAAATTGCCTATAAAAGGTGGATTTGTAAAAGACCCATTAACAGGTAAGCATAAGTGGGTAATCTCTGTTGATATTAACTCTGCTTATATTAACTTAGCAATACGTGCTTTTAATATGAGTCCTGAAACATATTTAACAGATGATAAAATTCCTGAAGATTTATTAAAATTAAGAAATGAATTATTTAATGATGAAGATGAAGATAGACGATTAAATGATTATTTCAGTGGCAAATTAACTAAATTTAATGATTTACTTAAGAAATATAATATTTCAGCAGGTGTATCAGGTGCATTATTTACTAAAAAAATAACAGGAGTATTGCCTGATTTGTGTGCTTTTTTCTATAATTATAGAAAACAAGTTAAAAAAGAGATGTTAATAGCGGAACAAAATATAGAAACTATTAAACACGAATTACATTTAAGAGAACAAGGAGCATAAAATGGAAATTAAAAATGACAATATCATATTTGAACGTAAGTGGGCTATGCCTAATAAAAATACATATACTATTAAACCTATTAGGGATTTATTAGATTTAGAAGTAGATAAAAATTTGTTTTGGATAGACCCTTTTGCAAATAAATCAAAATCAATGGGATATGCTAAAGTAACAAATGATTTAAATCCTGAATTTGATACAGATTATCATTTAGACGCATTAGAATTTCTTAAAATGTTTGATGATAATAGTGTTGATGGTGTGTTATTCGACCCACCATACAACTGCCACGATAAAGAAACAAAAATATTAACAAAAGAAGGTTTTAAATACTTTTATGAATTAACTTATGATGATTATGTTGCTACATTAAATGATATGAATGAATTAGAATGGAACAAGCCAAATAAAATTATAAAACAAAAATATAAAGGTAAAATGTATTTAGCAGATAGTTTAAAATTTAATTTTTGTGTAACGCCAAATCATAATATGTTTTATTCAACAGATACATCAAAGATTAAAGATTATCATATTGGCACTATGGAAAAAATATATAAGAAAAGACCTTATTTTAAACAAGGACACAATCCAACTTCACAAATTGGTATTAAAGAATTTGTTTTACCACCTGTTGAATTATTAAGACACAACAAATATAATGAAACATATAAAAAAGAAAAATTTATTGAGATAAACACGTTTTTGAAATTTTTTGCCTTTTATTTGACAGAAGGTTCTTGCGATAAAAAAGGAACTGATTATAGAATAAGAATAGCACAAACAAATCAAGAACAAAGACAAGAAATTGAAAGATTTTTATTAGATTTAGGTTATAAATTCGCAATAGAGAAAAATTGTTTTACAATTTATGATAAACAATTATGTTTATTTCTAAGACAATTTGGATATAGTAAAGATAAACATATACCATTAAATTTAATTCATTCATTAAATAGTGAATCTTTAGAAATATTGCTTGAATATCTAATTCGTGGCGATGGAACAAATACACAAACAAAAATGAAAAATGGATATTTATCAAATATAAAATATTTTAGAACATCATCAGAAAAAATGGTTCAATCTGTATGTGTTTTGGTAGGACTTTTAGGAAAGCCTTATAGTTTAAATAAAGTAAAAGATACTTCAGGAAGAATATGTTATAATTTTAGATTTTATACATTTAAAAGTAATTCATTAAAAGAAAAATATATTACAGAAATTGAATATGATGATTATATTTATTGTGTAAATGTTAAAAATCATATAATTTTAACACAAAGAGAAGGACATTTGCTTTGGAGCGGTAATTCTTCCCAACTTGCTGAATGCTATAAAAATATAGGATTATCATTAGGGGATAAATCAAAATCTGATTATTGGTCTAAAATTAAAAAAGAAATTCAAAGAATAACAAAAATTAATTCAAAAGTAATTTCTTTTGGTTGGAATTCAGGCGGTATTGGTAAAACCTTAGGATTTGAAATTCAAAAAATTCTATTAGTTCCGCACGGCGGATTTCATTACGATACTATTGTAACTGTTGAAATTAAGAGATTTTAATTATTAAAAATTAAGGATTGTGGGATATGAAAATCAACACAAAAGAACAATTTGATGATTATTTCTATGAATATAGATTACAAACAATGAATTTATTAAATGAAATTACTAAACAAGAAATAAATTCTAATCCAAATTTACCTTATATTGCCGAATTAAAGGAAGATTTAGAGTTTATGAATACAAAATTACAAAAATTAATTACTGAATATCCAAATTTTTATAATAAATGTATTTAGTTTAATTGAAAATAAAGGATAACAAAATGTTTCAACATTATCTTAAATTACAAAATAAAATATCATCATATAAAGATATGATAGAACAATTTAAATTTCAAATTACTAATATAGAATATGATAATTTTTCTTCATATTCAACTAATGATAAAATCAAAGAAAACACTAAAAAGATTAATGATTACAAGAAAACAATTAAAATGTATGAAGATTTAATTCAAAAATTAGAAAATCAATTAAAAAATGAATTTACAGAATATGTTGTTTA